AATATACATCTAAACCAATTTGTCCACCATAAGCAGACAATGCTCTTACTGGACTATAAAATTCTCCACCAATTCTTCCTCCAAAAGCAGAGATAGCTCTTGTAGGAGAATAAACATCTAAACCAATCTGACCACCCCAAGCAGACAATGCTCTTACAGGACTATAAAATTCTCCACCTATGAATCCACCATAAGAAGATATACCTCTTGAAGAGGAATATACATCTAAACCAATTTGTCCACCATAAGCAGACAATGCTCTTACTGGACTATAAAATTCTCCACCAATTCTTCCTCCAAAAGCAGAGATAGCTCTTGTAGGAGAATAAACATCTAAACCTATTTGTCCACCCCAAGCACTTATTGCTCTCATAGGGGAAAGAGCTTCTATTGCAATTTTAGGAGCATTTGCAGAAATACCAATTGATTTTGTACTAATAACCTCAAGACCTAAATATCCTTCGCTGTGTATATATGCTCCGCGAGTTCCTGCATATGCACACAAGGCTGTATTATCAGTGTATAGAAATGCTGCAAATGAACTCAAAGGACAAGTAGCACTTAAAGCACCTTTTAAAACAAATTCTCCAAGAAAAGGTTGTTGTTGACTGGCTATTGGATCATGCGATGCATCAGGGTTTGTGTCATTACCATATGTATGGTGATTACGTCTATGCCATTTTGAATGAAAACGATTACTCATATTTTTTTAGTCTCTGTTGTTAGCAGGAACCGTTCATTTCTGAAGGTTACTATTATCAATATTTATACCGGAGGAATTATTTTATCACAACATTCTGAAACCGCAGATCCCCATGTTTTACTTGGAGCATAGGATATTGGGAAACTGCTTTCAAGTTCTGCATATGTTATGGGATTTATGTTACATATACGTATTGCAGGAAAGGTTAATTTATAACAAGACATTGCTTTCCAAGACCAGCAAAACGCATCATTACATCCATTATTATTTGATTGTACATTATAATCAGTTATATTTAAAAACAGCTTTAAATCATTTAAAGCACTGCACAATTTAGAAAATTCTCTGTTCATTACTTGTGGTGTGTGTAATTCATTTACGCCAACACCTAATGTTTCACCCTCTATCGTTCCATCAAAATAAGGCAAATCATTTACATTAACAGGAACAGATGCAAAATAGTTTATTATATTTGTAGATGTTTGTTCAGTGGCTAATACTAATTTGTAATTTAATGAACTTCTAAAGGTTTTAATATTCTGAGCCATTCTTATTAAACATCTATTATAATTGGTATCAGATGCTAATTCATCTCTATCTATTAATAACTGATCTTTAGACCAATACTGATTAGGTAATCCTTCTCCAACTTTATATACTTCTAAAATGTCTTGAATTTTTATTATACACTTCTCGGTCAATAATAATATAGAACGATTTTTATCTTTTTTAGCACCAATGAAAACAAGATTTGCGGGAAGATCAAGTTGTGATATAAAGTAACCGGAAGCAGAATATTTGTAAACATCTGTCGAAGTAACTGCATATATAAAATCTCCTACTTCATCAAATATAATTTTAATAATGTTTGAAGTAATATTATTTAATTTAAATTTTGAAACATAAGAAGCTCCAAATGAATCAAATATATATATAGTTTTTGTTTCTGTTAATACATATAATAATTCAAATTCTGGATGAACTGCTATGTTTATAGGTCTTTCATCAAAAAATTCATCGGTTTCATATGTATAAATCCAATTTAAATCTGTATTATATCTTTTAATACATCGATTGTTAAAATCCAATACATACAAATTTTGTCTTTCATATGCCAATTCTGATGGAGAATTAAATTTATTAGTGTCTTTTTTAGAACCCAATCCGCCAACATTTAATGTATAATTTAATGTAGATTGAGTATTGAATTCTAAATCAAATCTATAAACTCTATTTTTTGGAGGGTCTGCTATATATGCTATGGTTCCAGTTTCATCCACTTCTAATGAAATAGGATTTAAGAAAATAGTATTTAATGAATCTGATCCATCTAATTGTATTTGAGAAGAAATATTATCGGAAGATAAACATCTGAATAAGTTTCCATCCAATACATAAATACGATCATTAACTTCTATAGCATCTTTTATTTTTGTAAAATAAGAAAGTCCAGAAGAAACTGCTAATTTGGGATTAAAATAAAATTCGGTTCCAAAATCTTTTGTATACCATCTTATTCCACTACTTAAATTAAAGGGATTAGTACCCAACCAACCAAAAAATATTGTTGGTGAATTAGTATTTATTGTTTGTAAATTCGATGCTAAATAGTCCAAATTATCTTGTATTCTACCTATTGAGGTATTGAATATATCAGAATCTCCCCATTCATTTGGTTGAATGAAAACTTCTTCATTTGTATAAGGAAGTGTTAAAAAAGTTTCCTCCACAAATCTTAATGAGTTTGAATCATACGTTTGCCAATTATCTTTTACAAAAATTGGATTTGAATGTTCATACATTTTTATTGATCCATCATTATATAATGCACTGTAAGAAATATAATATGTACCAGAATTTTTATATGAATAAAACAAAGAAGAATCGAATGCGGTAATTCTATCGGAATCGTACTCACCAAAATTTACCATATATGCAATTATATATATATTGTTTGTAGAATCCGGTGTATCAAATTGTATAAATAAATCTTGTCCAGTAAGAACATACGCAGTTGATATAAAAATTTCTGGATTTGCAGCACTACTGCTTGATATTAATGTTTTAGTTGGTGAAATAGAAGTTGTTAGTTGAGTAACAGTACTCCATAAATCCCTAGAGCCTGTATAAACATTATCTGGATAGTTGTCAAAAGTTGATGAAAATATTTTTTTATTTATATTTGAAGAAGCATATAAAAAAAGAGTATTTTTCTTGGTTCCTGATACTTCGAGTTCATTGGCAGGATCTCCTATTACTAATTCAAATACATCAAAATTTCCTGTTGTTGCTGGAATTTCTCTATTAACCGTCCAAAAATATGTTGAAAGGGTATATGTTATTGTTCCATCGACTATTTCTACGGGAGCATTTGGAATGCTTGTACTTATACTTTGATATATTGATATAACACGATCATTATCAATATCTATAGCAGTTGTATCTACCATATATGTTGTTGTTATATCTGTATAAGGAATTAATTTTAAATTTTTTTGTAATCTATTTGCACTGTTATTATCAGATTTTGCGGTTATATTAAATGTATATGTATTTAAATCTAAACCGCTTGGCATTTTATAATATATTCCATTATTTTCTGGAAATAATTCATCATTAAATGCTGTTAGTGTTATAGGCAATCCGGATGATGAATACATTTCAGTTGCATATGGAATATTTGCTAATGTATAATAAGAAGAAAAATTTTCTAATTTTGTATTGAGATTTTCTCCAGTATAATATCTAAAATCATTTAAATATGATTTATTTGCCGATAGATAATACCCCTGACTATTTGATATTTTATTTCCATATGCAGTGTTGGATGGTATTTGTGTATAGTTATTCTGATCGGAAAGAGTCAGATACTTTCCATTTTTCCAGAAAAATTCTGGAATTGTTAAAAACTCTAATGATTTATTAAATTCGGATGAATCTAAAATATTTACTACAGTATTTGCTTGAACATTATGTGCGCTCGTCCAGCCTGGAACAATAGCATCTAAAGCACTTAAACTTATTATAGTTTTAGAAACATTTGATATATTAACATTTATAGGATTGTTTCCATATGTTAATGTATTAATATTGTTATTACTAGATACATTCCAAACAATTGTAGAATTTATATATGTTGGAATAACATCACTTAAAGAAGAAAATGTATAACTATTTGTTGCATTGTTTGGTCTAGTAATTATATAGTTCTTATCTCTTGTGTTTGAAATTTCAGATGAAATTTTTTGAAATGATGTATAATATCCTAAAAAATTCGTATTAAAAATAGAAGGATCTGGAAAATCATCAACTTGAAATATATAACTTCCTTCTATTAATCCGGATTGAGTATCTATAGAAGCAACAATTCTAACAGTATTTATATTTGGAATTGTACTATTATATGGAGGCGTTACTTCTACTTTTATACTACTTAAAATAGTAGTACCCAAGTCATATCCATATGAATATAAACTTAAAGATGGATATAAATAAGAATTTATAGGAATTGTTTCATAATCAATATCATCATTATATGACCAAATCCAATTCAATTGAGCATTTGATGGTAAATCATACTGTCTTCCTTTATATGGAACTGCACATGTTAAATAAACACTTCTAGTTTCATTTAAATTGTTTATACCATAAGGTGCTCCAACTAATAACCGTTCTTCTACAAAATAATTAAAAAGTGCAGAGTTTGAACTTAGGTTAGTAACTTCGTTATATTTTTGAGAAGATAAATTTATTACTGTTGTTTGTGGACCATATCCAGAAACAACTACAGACCAAGTATTAAAATCAAAAGGAACGGCACTAAATGCAGGTATATTTTGAATAAAATTGCCGTCAATGTCTACTGAATTTATAGTAACAGAATTATTTTCTGGAGTAAAAAACCAAGATATATAAGAATTTCTAAGATCTCTTGTAGGCCAAGAACCTGCTGAGTTTAAAAAAGATCCATCAACTTCCATATAATCTTCGCTTTCATATGTCTTAGAAAGAAATATTGGCTGACCGCCATTATATGGTAATTCACCGATTGCCAAGCGTATTCTGGTTGCTTCGTATGCATCAATATATCCAGCAATTGTACATAAAGATGGTCTTAAACTAAAATCTAATTCTCCATGAGTTGTTATTGGATATGTAATTAAAAATGAATTGGCAGAAGACGCTTGAATCCAACCAGAATCTACCAATGAATATGGAATGTCTAAATTAGTTCCATAAAAACAATAAAGAGAAGATAAGAATACACTATTAGAAGGAACCAATGGAGAAAATTTAATATAATCCGAACCGGATCCATACCACAAATCATAGCTAATAAAATTAAAATCTGAAGTTATGAATGAAGAAAGAGTTACAGATGATGTATAATTTTTACCAGATGTATATTTTTCAGAAACCGAAGAACATTTTAAATAAAATGTTAAATTCGCAGTTTCCATCAAACCAGTAATATTAGGTTCTGCGGAACCAGTTAAAGATGCTTTGTAAGAATAATAGTGAGGAGGATATTTTGTAGTCCAATCAATATTCTGAGAAAGGTTTGTTGCATGGGGAACTCCTAATTGTGCTTCCGTGATCGAAATAAAAGTATCTTGCCAAAACTCATTGCTAAATTTCATCGTAGGACAATCTGCTATATAGCTAACAGAAATAGAAGTATCGGGAATTCCCGTTACAAGATTTATTATAGAAGACGAGGAATTTAAAGATCCGTTATTGAAATATGAAAAATTACTATTATACAAATCAAAAACACCGCTTAATACACAATATCTAACGTCTCCAAGATCGATGTCCAAAGTATCATTTTTAATTTGTACCAATTGAAATGCTTGTTTATTAGCTGGCATTTGTGGAGTGATTATATAGGACGATTTTAATGTAGGAGATAGTCCTAAATTTTCATCCGCTCTCTGCTGTCCAAGCGAATATATAGAATATTTTCCTTCTGGATTTAATGCATAATAGTTTACACCATAAGTTATGTATGTTGTATCTGGTCTTATTCTAGAAGTTGATGTAGAATTTACAGGAGAAGGTTCCAATACTGTAGAATAAAATGTAGGATTGTATGAATCGGTAAAAGTTATAAGCGGAAGACCTACTCTAGTACGAGAAGCACATAGATTGTAGACAATCGAATAGGTTGAATCTGATATGAGGGACGTTGTTACTGGATTTGTTTTTAAAAAATTTATATTTCCGCTTGCAGCATCTAAATCAGTAGTAGATCCTAAGTAATAATTTGCAGCTGTACTTAATAAAACAGTTTGAGTAGTTAATCTCCAATTATTTCCAACTTTTACAGGTTTAGCAGTAGGTTTTAAAAAAAGTCTTTTTGGATGTAATAAATATGAGTAATATCTTTCACCGATTTGTTTTCCCGGAGCAATGTCTATACTCAATGAATTTAAAGTATTTCCAATATTAAATGCTCTTCTTTCCGCAGAAACATTCCAAACTAAAAGCGTGTTACTTTTAGTATCCAATTCCAACAATCCTTGATCATAAAATGTTGGAACAGAATTCAAATAATTATATTTTCCATAATTAGAAGGCAATCCATTCAAAGGAACTGTTTGATTATTTACAAATCTAAATAAATTATCAGCAGGTATAGAAGCTAGTGCTGGATTTATTAACTGTCCTGCAATAGATATGTTATACACTTCATTCGGCCAAGTACCGGATTCGGTTATGTAATATGCCTGATTTGATGCCATGTTATCTACTATTTAGACAAAACTTCTAAAAATAAAGTTTTAAACATCATATTATTCTTCATTCGGAAGGAGACCAGTTGCATAGGTTTCTACTATAAACTCGTTTTGTGGTGTTGTCGTTTTTGTAGTTATTAAACAATCATTAGGATCATCGGTAGAAACTAAAAAGCTTCCTCTGATAACTAATCTTCCTTTAGTGTATGAATTAAGTTTTATTATATTTGACATTTTATTATATTTATGCAACAATAAGATAATCCTTTAAATCTATAGAATATGATATATAAGGAGTAGATGGTTTAGTGTTTGATTCAGAAGTATATATTTTTAAAACTCCACTCGTATAATCAACCCAATTATATATGTATTTATTCGTTCCTGTATTACCGCACATATTAAATGGGGGTGTAAACGTTATTAATGAGCTTGAAACACTTCCATTTACATCTATTTCTATATGGTTATTATTCGGATCAAAATAATTTTGATATGAATCATATCCAACAGCTACACTATTAGGAATTCCATCATATGCCAATCCACCGCCAAAACCACCTGCAATATTAGAATAACTTTGTAAAATAAACGTAATCCCATCTGCTCTGCTTCCACCCCCCATTGAAAACACATAATAACAAGACCAATTTAATAAATTTGAATTACTATCTAAAAAGTATATAGGAGTTGTATAAAAAATATTGCCAGTTTGGTCATTTCCTGCTTGCGTAAATCTAACAGAGTTTCCTATTTTTATTGCATCATTTAAATAATTAGAATTATTTAAAATGTCTGAATAACTCAAAGAATTTAAAGAAGAATTCCATGTTACATTATGCAGCCAGTGTTCATTAGTGGAAGCTCCGGTAGATCCTCCAAATCCTATATAAAAAGAATTTTTACCTATTTTACCTATTAGTGGACTTAAACAAGGAAAAACACATTTAATAGGTGGAGTTGGAATGTCTAAAGAAATATTTGGAGGACGATTTCCAACAATACCATCTATGCTTGTAGAATAAGTTGAGGGACTGCTAGAAACTATATATGGACTTCCGGGTCCTAAATCACAACCACAATCTGATGTAGTCGTAACAGGATCATTTTGAGTTTTTGAAACTGTTATATCATATGATTTTCCGAATCCAATGTAATTTACCATATCATGTAATATTTATAGTTACGTACTTAGTAATTTTGTATTTATTTAAAACGTCAATAGAGCATTGTATAAATCAATTTTTATATTGACTTCAAGGTTCTGTTCTTAAAATCTATTCCAGCATATAATTCATAATCATGATGACTTCTTACATCTCCCAAGCCATAAACTCCTAAATCTATATTATTGTCTTCCTCTTGCAATAAATGACGAAGACGTTTTTTACTTTCAATATCCATTTCCCACCACATTTTATCAACCTTACCTTGTTTTTTGTTTTCTTCGTTAAAATCTGTCCAATGCTTTGTTCTTCCTTCTCTGGTATATTCGTGCCAAATTACAAGCTTGTGTGGATGAAACAAATCATATCCCAATGTAAATGATCTAATGCTTAAACTAATTTCATCTCCTGCAAAATATATATTAGGATCATATTTATATTCTTTACAATGAACTCCTAATGTAAAATAAAAATGCCCACTTACAAATTTTGCAGGAATTGGTTTTTTTAAACTTTCCCAATTTTCAATAAAATGTGGATAAAATAATATTGTACCATATTCTGTAAATTTATCAGCAACCATTTTATATGGATCATGATTTAATAATTTATTTTCTTTTGGTGAATACATTCCAGCATATGAAGTAATGATTGGTTTTTTGGAATCCGTAAGGCTCATCATATTGATTAACTCTTCATCCCAATTTTGTAGAAACCTATGATGACTATCTAATTGTAATGTATATTCTTCTCCGTTCCATAATTTTTGTATAAGACTTCTAGCCCAACATAACCCTTTGCTCTTATTCCAAGGAATATCTATAATTCTAAAATCTGGAACGTCTTTGAATTGATCCAAACTTTCGGTTTCATCTCTTTGCCAACAAATTCCAAATGTTAAGTTTTTTGGATGTTTTGCTTTTGCTATACAATCTTTAATAGTTGGAATTAATTCAGGATCTCTATATGATGCAATCTGTACAAATATTTTATTTTTCATATATTAAATTATATAAATTATAATTTGATGATAAAATTATTTGTTTTTTGTATTTCGTAATTTTCAGAATTCCATATTCCGTTTTCAATTTTTTTAACAGAATGGTATAATGTATCATCTATTATATTGCATTTATATACATAATTACCAAAACTGTCTTGTATTTCTCCCAAAAAATCACCATCTGTATTAACTATTATAGATTTAATTTCTGATGTTGGTAACTGTCCTGTTATAATATAATTTTCATTAAAAGGAGCTATTCTGTAATTTTTTTCAAATAAAGAAAAATTAATTTCTTTATTTTTTATAAATGCTTTGTTGGAATATACACAATTTGCAAATTCTCCATCAAAAAATCCTTGCCATACCTTTTCTTTTACAATTTCCCAAACATTATTATTCTTTATATAAACATTGGAATTGTAACTTAAACTTAATATATTATTAACAAAAATAGGAGAACAATGAACATGAAAAGGAGATTTTGGTTCGTGTGGAAATTCTACTTCTTCATAATTTTCTAAATTACCAGAAACCAATTTCCAAGGCATGTAATTTACATTTTGATATTGTTTGTATTCATTTGCTACACAAAAATAACCAAAATTTTGATTTATAAAAAAAGGCATGTGGGTATATTTCATATTGTTAAGGTACTGGAGGTGGTATTAGCGATGTGACTGGATCTGTTTCACATCTTACAGTTAGCGACAGATAATCACTATAATGAATATCAGAATTAAATTGAAATGTATTTGATAATGACGCACTCTCCCCACCGTTTTCTTGCCATATCAATGTTCCTTCGTTGGTTACCTCTCCACCTATAATATATGGATATCCCCGTCCCTCATAATACGCCATAAGATCATATTGTTGGAGTAGGGGTAGGCGTTGGTGTACGAGTCGGTGTAGGTGTTGGTGTAGAAGTTGGTCTAATTGTAGGAGTTGGTGTTAATAAATAATCAGGATCACAGCATGTAATTTTTTTACCGTCAAGGCATTCAAAAACTAAATGTGGTATCTTATTATAATCTACCGATATAAATCTTCCTCCTGCTATATTAATTTTATTATACACTTTAAATAATTAATATATTTATTTAATATTAATGTTGATAATTTTGTTTTTTACTATAAAATATAGTAATATGTCAAAAATAGGAGTAGCTATTATAACTTATAATAGACCGGATTATTATAAAAAAGTATTAGAAAAAATACCAAAAAATAAAATAAACACATTAATTGTTATAAACGATGGAGAAAATTCTTATATAAACGAATCAGATGCAGACTTTATAGTAAAAAATAATAAACAATTGGGAGTGGCAAAGTCTAAAAACATAGCACTAAAACTATTAATAGAAAAATATGAATGCGACCATCTATTTATAATAGAAGATGATGTTTTAATTTTAGATGAAAATGTTTTTGATGTATATATAGAAACTGCTAATATATTTGGTATACATCATTTAAATTTTGAAAAAATTGCCGGAAACGAAAAAACTTTAAAATATTCATACGAAGCACCATCAGGACATGCAATAGGATTTTATCATAATCCACAGGGGGCTTTTTCATACTTTCATTCTAATATAATTAAAAAATTAGGGTATTTTGATGAAAATTATATTAATGCTTTTGAACATATCGATTTGGAATATAATTTAGCCAAAAATAAAGTATCATCTCCGTTTTGGTATTTTCCTGACGTTTTACATTCTGATAAACTTTTAACGACGATTGATGGTAGTGATGATAATTCCACTATTACAAATAAAGAACAATATAAAGAAAATTGGGATAAATCAGCAAGTTATTTTATTAAAAAACATGGATTTTTTACAAACAATATACAAGAAATTGATAAAAAATTATTACCTATATTTTTAATGCATCTTGAAAAAAATTATAGTAGAAAAAAATTATATAACAAAGATAAAAAATTAGCAATTATTATACCATATAGAGACAGAAAAACTGCACTAGAAACAATAATCCCAAAATTGTCTGAATATGTATCAAAACAAGTTGAGATATTTGATATATATATAGTCGAACAGGACAATAAAGATCTTTTTAATAAGGGACTGATAAATAATATAGGGTTTTTGTTAAATCCGGATTATGACTATTATTGTTTTCATGATGTAGATTTGATCCCATTATTTTCTGATTATTCGTACCCTAAAAATCCTTCACATTTATCCACTTATTGTAGTCAATTTAATTATATTGAAACGCCAGATTCTGTAATGGGAGGTGTTATAACTTTTAGAAAAGAACATTTTTATAAAGTAAACGGCTATCCGATAAGTTATGTTGGTTGGGGTTCTGAAGACAGGAATTTAAAATTAAGATGTGAAAAAATAGGGTTAAGCCCGTTAAAACATCAATTTGGAAAATATTTTTCAGTTCCTCATAGTCATAGATTAAATAATCCTGTAGAATATAATCAACATTTATTAAACGGGAAAAAAATGCAAGAATTTGAAAAAAATACAGATGATATGTTTAATGATGGTTTAAAACAGATAGATTTAAAAAATTTTAAAATAGAAAAAACGGAAACACATGGATGTGTTCATTTTAAAATTAAATAATTTTATCTTTTTTTGCTATATTTTCATCCCACCATAAAGGCTGTAAATTTGTATAATGGAAACATTTTTTTTGTTGTTCCGGATCTGATAAATCAAAGAACGCACATGGTATTATATGATCTATGTGCCAACCATATTGTCCATAATTTTCCCAAGACATACCGGATTTAAATTGTGATTCTAAATGATTTCTTAGTGTTATTATACCACACCCTATTAAATCCATGGATTTGTTTACTTTTGGTATTTTTTTTAAAACTTTTCGTATTCTTTGTCTTAAATTTTCTACTAATCTATGTTTTTGTTTAAATCTTTTTTTACATTTTTTGATTATATCAGGATTTTTAAGTCTATATTCTTTACTATAGATTTTAATTTCTTCTCTTTTTTTTATTTTATAGTTTTTGTTATATTCTTTTATATATTCTTTATTGTTTTGCTTATATTCTTTCATTTGTTGTAACAATTTGTCTCTATTTTTTAATCTATAATTTTTTTGTCTTTTAAGATCCTTTTCCCTTTTTTCGATCAAATATTTTTTATCTTTCATATAGTTATATTTATCTTCCTATACCCTTTTTATGAATATTTTATTTTTAAATGTCAATAAAAATTGACATTTCTATTGACATTAATAAATTTTTACTTAATATTAAAAAAGAAAATTTATATACACATATAAATATTAAATTATAAACATGGATAAAAAATTATCAATTTTGATGTGCGGTTTGAAAAATAGAGAACCGCTACTAATGAATATGGCTAAAATTTTAAAACTTCAAGGAGATGGTCGTATAGAAATATTAGCAAACATTGACACAGGAGAATCTTCTATTGGAAAAAAGAGAAACGAACTTTTATATTCTGCAAAAGGAGAATATGTTTGTTTTGTTGACGATGATGATATGGTATCGCCTTATTATGTATCAAAAATATTAAATAGCATAGAAACAAATCCTGACTGTGTAGGTATGAAGGGTGTGATAGTACAAAAGAATATACAGCCAAGAATATTTATACATTCCGTGCAATATAAAGATTGGTACGAAGAAAATGGAATATATTACAGATGTCCAAATCATTTAAATCCAATAAAAAGAGATATAGCTAAACAAGTAGGATTTCCTGATGTATCATATCACGAAGATCAAAATTTTTCATTAAGAGTTAAAGACCTTTTAAAAACCGAATCTTTTATAGACGAACCACTTTATTTTTATTATCCTTCAAAATAATATGCAGACAGAACCTAAACTTTTAATCAAATTTCCAACAAGAGGAAGACCGGATAAGTTTTTTTCGGTTCTTGATGAATATATAAATAAAGCAAAAAATTTAGATAAAATTGCTTTTTTAATAACTCTTGATAATGATGACATATCTATGAAAACAAATATTCATAGATTAGAGGAATACAAAAATAAATGCAAATTAGTTTATTTTTTTGGTAATAGTAAAACAAAGATACAGGCTTGCAATGCAGATATAAATAAAGTTTCTGGGTGGGATATTATTTTATTGGCATCCGATGATATGATTCCCGTTGTAGATGGCTACGATTACATTATAAGAAAAGACATGAATGATTTTTTCAGGGATATGGACGGAGTTTTATGGTATAATGATGGGGGTCAAAATCGAATCAATACTCTGTCTATAATGGGTAAAAAATACTATGATAGATTTGGATATATATATCACCCAGATTATGTTAGTCTTTGGTGTGATAACGAATTTACCGATGTATCAATAACATTGAACAAAGTATATAGATCTGATAAAATTATTATAGAACACAAACATCCCGCCTTTCAAAAAACGGATTACGATGAGTTGTATGTGAGAAACGAATCTTATATGCACCACGATCAAAAAACCTATGATAGACGAAAAGAAAAAAATTTCGACATGTGTTTAACCGAAACAAAATGGTCTATTTTAATTTTAGGTATACCCGAAAGATTTGATAATGTTAAAAAATTAATTCTAAAATTAGAAGAGCAGATAAAAAAAATAAATTTGGTAAAAGAAATTGAGATTTTAACATTAATTGATAATAAAGTTAGAACAGTTGGTAAAAAACGACAATCCTTAATCGACATATCAAACGGAGAATTTGTTTCTTTTATAGATGACGATGACGATATTTCGGATGATTATATTGAAACTATATATAATACATTAATAGTAAACGGTAACGTTGATGTCATAACATTTAAACAAATTGCTAGAATAAATCAAGACCCTGATACTCCTATTATTTTTAGTCTAAACCATGAAACTAACGATGATTATATAGCAGGGAGAACTATTAAAAGAAAACCTTTCCATATGTGCATATGGAATTCTAATTTAGCAAAAAGTGTAAAATTTCCTGATATATCAAAAACAGAAGATTGGTTTTGGTTGAAACAGTTATGCGAAAAAGCAAAAAAAGAATATCATATTGATAAATTTTTACATTATTATATTTTTAATTCGAGTACTACTACAGCAAATGATTAAAAAATTAATAACATTTTGTGTTTTTGGTGATAATATAATATATAAAATAGGTGCTATTAAAAATGCAATTTTAGCTCAACATATATATCCAGATTGGGTATGTCGATTTTATTTATTTTCCGAATGTTTTGATTTAAAAAAAGAATTGGATAATTTTCAAAACGTTGAGACTGTTTTGATTGAAAAAAAAGGAGGATTTTATTCGACTTTATATAGATTTTTACCATTAGAGGAAGAAAATGTATCTTATTTTATTTCTAGAGACACTGACTCTAGGTTATCTTTTAGAGAGAAAGAGGCCGTTGATGAATGGATAAATTCCAATAAAACTTATCATATAATGAAAGATCATCCATATCATTATACACCAGAATTTCCAATTTTAGCTGGTATGTGGGGAGCTAAGGGCGGTATCAAAAAAGATATAAGACCGTTTATTAAAAATTTTTGTGAAAATCAAAATGATAATAAAGGCATTGATCAAAAATTATTATATTGTTTTTTTCATACAAATGTTGGGAATGATTGTATTGTACATGAAAGTCATAATTTCCCATCACAGAGAAATTATGAAAGGGATAAATTGTATTATGTAGGTCAACCATTCGATGAAAATGATAATTTTTACGGTAACTGGAAAAACGATTTAGAAAAAATAGGAATAAATTATGAATAATCAAACAAAATTAGTATACGATAAAATAATAAAAAATGATAATATAAAATCAATTTTAAATATTGGATTTAGAAATGATAGCGATTTAACACTATTAAATCATGCTTACAGCGAAAACAAAAAATGGAAAGTTTTAGAAATTTTTAAACCCAACGTTGAAAATATGGTAAAAATAGGAATCGATGCTATATGTATGGATGTATTAGACATCGAACGGTTAGAAGAAACGTTTGATGCTATTATATGGTTACACGGGCCAGAGCATATAACATGGGATCAATTTTTAAAAATTAGAAATAAAATAGAAGAAAAATCTAACGTTATTACAATTTATCAAGCACCGATAGGAGAATACCCACAAGATGAATTGTATGGTAATATACATGAAAAACATGTATCAGTTTTATATCCAGATTTATTTAAATCGTTGGGGTATGACGTTTACGATCATACATCAGAAGGAGAAAAAACATTCAGTGCATGGGTCGAAAAACAATGATTTATATATTTCACCATCTAGGGTTAGGTGATCATATAATATGCAACGGTTTAGTTAGAAGTTTAATACAAAGTAATTTAGAATACACTTTATTTTGTAGACCTCAATATCTAAATAGTGTTAAATCAATGTACAACGATCTAACAAATTTATCATTTAAAGATGGTTGTGATAATAGTATAAATTCTTTTTTATCAAATATAGATAACAATAATAAAATTTTAATAGGATTTCAATATACACCTGAAAATTATTCTTGGGATGAATATTTTTATAAGCAACACAACGTACCATTTATTAAAAGATGGGAAAATTTTAAAATCCATAGGAATATAAAAGATGAAATAGAATTATATAACAAATTAAATCCAGATAATTCTAAATATGCACTAGTTCATAGCTCTGGTAGTGACGGTAAAGATCGTATAGATTATTCAAAAATAAATTCCAATTTAAAAATTATTAAAGTTTCACCTGAACATACCGATAACATTTTTAATTATTTAGAATTAATCTATAAAGCAGATGAAATCCATTGCGTAGAATCATGTTTTAATGTATTGGTTGATTCTTTACCATTAGAGGTTAAATTGTTTTATCATAAAAGTCATAACCAACGAAGCATAGAAAAAAATCAACATAAATTAAACAAACCATGGATTATAATTTAAATAAATTCGAAGAATTGTACGATATATTGCCTAACGGATTAATACACCAGAAAAAAATAATAAATGATATTAAAAAGTATGATTTGGATTACGTAAACACTCGATACAATTCATACGGTGAACAGTGTGATATGATTTCATTTTTAAGATATGGATATTTGATAGGTGTTATAAATAAAATACCAGAATCTATTTTAGATATAGGATACGGTAACTGTAGTTTTTTAAAAATTTGTAAAAAGACAATTAAAAATTGTTACGGTAATGATGTTTCAGGATATCCGATACCCCAAAATGTTTTTTTTATCGATGATATAACACAAGATCATTACGATGTTATTAGTTTTTTTGATGTTTTAGAACATTTTGAAGATATAAATATAATTAAAAAATTAAAATGTAATTATATTTATATAAGTGTACCGGAGTGTCATTTTCATAGCAAAGAATGGTTTTTTAACTGGAAACACCGGAGACCTGATGAGCATTTGTGGCATTTTAATTTAAAATCTATAACAGAATTTTTTAAATCTAATGGGTTTGATTTAATATCTAGTTCCAACATAGAAGATATAATAAGAAAACCAACCGACGAGAATACCAATATATTATCTTGTGTTTTTAAAAAAATGAAATAGTATAGATTTGATGAAAAATATAGTTTTTGAGAATTTAACGTTTCAAAATTTTATTTCGGTTGGCTCTACTCCTATTAGTATTAATTTTTCCCAAGGTATTAATATAATTACCGGAGAAAATTTAGATAATATTGGTAGCAGAAATGGTATAGGTAAAACGACCATATTAAACGCTTTATATTGGAATATTTTCGGAGAGACAATAAACGATTTAAAAAAATCAAGAATACAAAACAATAAAAGTAAAGAAGAATGTTTTTCTATTCTAAAATTTAAAATAGAAAAAGATTTGTTTTCTGTTAAAAGAGTACTTGAACCTGCTTCTATAAAAATTTTTAAAAACGAAGAAGATGTAACTCTTTCTAATATAGAAAAAAACAATGAATATATATGTGACGTATTAGGGATAAACCAAGATGTATTTAAAAATTCAGTAATTCTTACTACTGATAATTCTATTCCTTTCATGGCACAGAAAAAAATAGATAAAAGAAAATTCATAGAAGGAGTTATGAATTTAAATATATTTAGTGAAATGCTTTTAAAGATAAGAAAAGATTACAACGAAACTAAAAAAAACTCAGATACCAAAACCGCTCTGTTTTCAAACGAACAGAAAAATTTAGATTTTTTAAAAAAAACAAAAACAAACAATGAAACTTTAAAAAAAGATAAAATATCGATGTTATATAATCGAATAGAAGAAAATAAAAAAGAAATTAAAACTATTCAAAATAATGATACAGATGTAACAGAAACTTTAAAAATTTTACAAGATGATCTAAAAAATAAAGAAGATAAAATATTACAAATCGAAACTATAGATTTATTAAAAGTAAACGATAAATTAAAAAAATTTGAGATAGATTTAAATGTTAAAAAGTCAAAACTGATAGATTTAACCAAAGAAATAAACAATTTTAAAAAATCTACAGGTAATTGTCCAAGCTGTAAAAGACCTTATACCGAAGATACGTGTTCGACTGATGACAGGATAGAAGAATTGTCTATCGATATTGAAAAAATAAAAAAAGATTATGATATTATTTTAAATGATGATAGCACATTAAAAATAAAATTGAATAAAATAAAAGAAATACTAAACGCTTTAAAATTAAAAAATAATCAAGTTAAAATTGATATCGAACGCTTAAAAAATTTAAACAACCAGATTAAAATAATAGAAACCAAAAACGAAGAAATAGAAAAAACTATCAATGTGTTAAAAGAAGAAAAAGATAATATTGATACATTGATAGAAAATTCAAATATACATATAAATGAAATACAAAATGATATAAAAGTATTGTATAAAGAACTTGATATTTTAGAAAATGCTAAAATTATAGTTTCGGAAGATGGCGTTAAAACTATAATAATTAAAAAGATTTTGAAATTTTTAAACGAAAGATTAAATTTTTATTTATTAACACTGGAAGCACCTTGTTCATGTTATTTTGATGATACCTTTGACACATCTATAAAAACATTAAACGGTAAAGATATGGATTATTGGAACTTATCAGGCGGTGAAAGAAAAAGAGTTGATGCTGCTGTAATTTTTACCTTTCAAGATCTATTAAAAATGCAAACAGGTATAAATTTCAATATTAGCATGTATGATGAATGGGCTGATAGTGCATTGGATGAAAAGGGATTAGTTAAATTTTTAGAAATATTGAGAAATAAAGTAAATAAAGAAAACGAAGCTATATACATAATATCGCATAATCCAAATATTTCTAATATGGATATCGATAATACTATTTTCTTAGAGAAAAAAAACGGAACTACTACCATTAAATTATAGTTGTAATTTTTAAAAACTATGTAAATATAATAGACATGGCAATTTCAATTAGAAACAATAATGATAATCAAAACGAAAAAGTAGTTTATCAATATAAATTAATTAATACTGGTATTCCTAATGCTCCAGCAGGATTACCTATAGGAACGCCTACATATTCTTATGCAGCAGCAACAGCTATAAAAGTTCCAGAGCCACCGCCTATTGAAATGCCTGAAGCAACTTTACCAAGAGCATTAAATTATTATGCTGATTATGGTGGTTGTGGTTATTGGCGGATGATTTGGCCTGAGTATATAATAAATGGGTATAACAAGGGTATTATATCGGGTATGACTCAAATGATACTCGATCTACGCTTTTACGGATCTCTAAAGGCTGTTAGAATGCAAAGACAGGCAACAGATTCACAACTTGCATTTGTGGAAGAATTGCAAAAAGTTAAGAAAAACATGGGATTTCGTATAATATATGAAATTGATGATATTGCTCTAAGAGACGATATCCCTATGTATAATAGATGTCGTGATGCTTTTACGGATCAAAAAATTGTTGATAACATTATGAAAGTTATGGGGTCTGTTGATGAAGTTACAGTCACTTGTAAATTCATGAAAGACTATTATCAAGATAAAACCGGAAATAAAAACATCACTATTTTGCCTAATTATGCTCCTAAATTTTGGTTAGATAAATATTATAATAGAAAAAAGATAGAAGATAATTTTGATAAAAATAAGAAAAAGCCGAGAATCCTTTATGCTGGATCAGGAACACATATCGACGTTTTAAATCGAACAAACGGTAAAGATGATTTCGGGCATGTGATTGAATCTATTATAAAAGCTAGAAAGAAATTTCAGTTTGTTTTTAAAGGATGTTATCCTATAGCATTAAAACCATTTATCGATAACGGTGAAATAGAATATCACAATTGGTCAGCTTTATTTGATTTACCAGCAGGAGTGGATTCTTTAAATTGTAATGCTGTGTATGCACCGTTGGTTGATAATATTTTTAATAAATCTAAATCTAATATTAAAATGATAGAATCTGGTGCATTGGGCTTACCCGGTGCGTTTCAAAATCTTTGTACATATGAAGACGCTCGATTTAAATTTAATAATGGCGACGATTTGATTGATCAACTATCAGTAATAACTAAAGATTTTGATTCTTATATCAAATATTCAACAGAATCAAGAAAATACGTAGAATCTATGTGGCTCGAAGACCATATTAACGAATACGAAGCTGTTTATTTTACAGAATATGGTAGCAAAGAAAGAAATGAAAAGGCTCCTAGGTTGATAGAATTGAATCCCGAACAAAAAATAAATTGACCTAGTGTTTAAATTATAGTATAGTGTTCGAATGGGATTTCGAAACGTATTTTATAATAATAAAACTGGTTCTATGCATTTATGGACATGGGATGAAAACGGTAATAGAATAGAAATAGATCAAACCATAGAACCTTATTTTTTTATAGAGTCTAATGATGCCAATGATGGTGTATCGATATTTAAAACAAATTTAAAAAAAATAAAATTTGAAAATAATTATGATAGACGGAAATATTTAGAATCTTCACCGATTAAAAAAATATTCCATAATCTTCCAATAGAACAACAATATCTACTAGATACCTATAAAGATGGTATAAAAGACGAACATCCTCTTAAAACTTTATATCTTGATATTGAAACATATGCAACAAATAGAAAGTTTTCTACACCTGAAGAAGCATCAGACCCAATAAATCTTATAACAATTTATGATAGTCTATCTAAAAAGTTTTATACTTGGGGGTTAAAATATTCTTATTATTCAAACGATGATAATGTAATATATACAAAATGTGATTCTGAAAAAGAATTATTGGTTCTTTTTTTAAAATTCTGGCGTTCTGATTATCCTGATATTATCACAGGATGGAATTCCCATGGGTACGATATACCGTACATCATAAATAGAATTGAAAAAGTTCTAGGTGAAAATAAAAATATAAAACTTTCGCCTGTCAATAAACTGTGGCTTAAACCTAAAGCTGCTGTAAATCTAAAAGGACAGGCGAAGGATAGATGGATTATTTACGGAATATCTCACTTAGATTACATGGATGTATATCAAACTTTTACGTTGGGTGATAGAGAGTCTTATTCTTTAAATTATATATCAGACTACGAATTAAACGAACAAAAAGTAGCATTTAATTCGGTATCTTTATCAGATTTGGCTGATAAAGATTGGCATACTTTTGTAGATTATAATATTCAAGACGTAAAACTTTTAATTAAACTTGAGGAAAAGTTAAAATATTTAAAGCTTGTTAAAAATTTAGCGTACAAAGGATTTATACCATTCGAAAGAGCTATGGCAAAGGTTCAATTGATAACCGGAGCAGTAGCATACCAAGCTTTAAGTGATGGTATGTATATCCCAACTTACAATATTCAAAATGAAAAGGGAAAATTTGAAGGTGGTTATGTAAAAGAACCCATACCCGGTTTATATGAAAATATAGTAACCTACGATGCCAATTCTCTATATCCAAATACTCTAATAACTTTAAATATATCACCCGAAACTAAAGTAGCAAAAATAACAAAAATAAAAAACGATGAATATTATTTAAAATTATCAAATGATAAAGAAGTGGTCATAAGCAAAGAAAAATATGATAAATTGATTAAGAAAGAAAATCTAGCAGTATCAAAATCAAATGTATTATATAGTCAAAAATTCAAAGGGGTAATTCCAAAATTTGTAGATAATCTTTACGATCTAAGAGTAAAAGCAAAAAAAGAACAAGGAAAATACGAAAAACTTTATACCAAAGAAACGGACGAAAATTTAAAATTAAAATATAAAGAACTCGTAGCCGACAATAAAACTTTATCAGAAGTGTATAAAGTCGTTTTAAATTCTTGTTATGGTGTGTTCAGTCAAAAATTCTCACCCTTATTTGATTTAGATCATGCGGAATCAATTACTTTAACAGGTCAAGCTGCTGTTAAAGAAGGAGCATTGATAATGTATAATAAATTTATATCAGAAGGAATCAAATGTAATTTTGATGATATTGTTAGATACTCTGACACTGATAGCATATTCATAGAATTTACAAAAATTTTAAAGGAAAAAAATATTAATCTTGCTAATAATAATATTATACAAAAAGACGCAAACGCGATAATAGAAAATTTTGGAGATGTTTTAAATATAGAAATACAAGAATGGGCAAAAAAAGAATTAAATTCTATAGACCCTCGATATGTATTTAAACGTGAAAAAATATGTGATATAGCGGTTCTGCAAAAGAAAAAGTTTTATATTCTGCATATTTTGGACAGTGAAGGAATTCCTAAAAACGAATTCATGTACAAAGGAATTGAAGTTGCAAAATCTATTTTATCCAAAGAAGTAAAAACGTTGATAAAAGAAAGTATAGAAACTGCTATTCTGTCCAAGAACAAAGAAACGTCTATGAAAATTTTTAACGAAAGTTTTGAGAAATTTTTAAACTTTAGTGAAGAATTGTTATCGGTTAGAAAAAAGGTTAATGATTATGATAAGGGAGAAAGAGGTTATGCAGACGGAAAATACGCACTAGGAACGCCAAATCATACTAAGGCCGCTATAAATTATAACGAACTGTTAAAGCGTTTAGAAATCGATAATAAATATTTAAAAATAGGAAATGGTCAAAAGTTTAAATTTTTTTATTGTGAAAGAAATAAATTTGGTATTTCTAATATAGGATTTTTTACAGACTATCCTGATGAATTTAAACAGTATATAAAACCAGATTATAAATTAATGTTTGAAAAAAATATAGCACCTATTATTGGAAGAGTTTATTCTATTATTGGATGGCCTAAACCAAAAATAGGATTCGATTATCATACGGATTTACTAGACTTATTTTCTTAAATTTTAAATTTGTACTTGAATTAATTACATATCATGTTAAATTAATAATGTATGGAAAATACTACAGAAACAGAAACAAAAACAAAACTCGTAACATTTCTCGATCCAATCGGAAGAACTATCTTAGGTGAAAAAGCCGAAAGCGAAAATAAATTTGCCGTAAAAAATCCGGTTATTCTTCATGTCGTATCAGATAATCAAGGTCGTATGTCAGTTCAACTACTACCTTTGTTTTTCAGAGAATTTTTAGCCGATAAGTCCGAGGATGTTATATTTTATTACAACTGTGATAATATTACAAAGACAAATTTGGAAAGTTTGGACTTTAGACTTCAAGCGCAATATAACCAATTGTTTAATAAGAATAATCTCTTCGTGCCTCCTACTGGTGAAACAAATACAGAAAAGACAGAAAAGCCAGAAAAGGTAGTTAATTTGTTTGACGAATAATTTGTTTGACGAATAATTTGTTTGACGAATAATTTGTTTGACATATAAAAGAAAAAAAATCCCGAAATGCTTTGACATTTCGGGATTTTTTGTTATTATTTTTTCATGGCTAAAAATAAAAAAGAAAACATCGAAAACGAAACAACTGGCGATATAGATGATGCATTTAAAATTCTAGATGATCTAAATCCTGATGCAGCATTTTTAGATCAAAACACGCTATCCACTGTTAAGGAATGGATCGATACTGGTTGTATGGCTTTAAATGCGATTATATCGGGTTCTTTGTATGGCGGTATACCTATGGGTAGAATCACTGGATTTGCTGGACCACAAGCTTGTGGTAAAACATTAATGGTGAATAAAGTTATGGCTCATGCTCAGAAAAAGGGAATGCGTGTTGCTTATTTTGATACTGAAAATGCATTAGATCCAGAAACAGCTTCTAATTTGGGGTGCGATCCTTCGAAAATTAAACATTGTCCAACCGAAGTTATCGAAGAATGTAGAAATCAAATTGTAAAATTTTTGAAAAATATTATCGAAAATAAGTTACAAGGAAAAGTTTTATTGGTGATTGATTCTTTGGGTAATTTGATTTCTGCCAGAGAGTCGAAAGTAATTGATGATGGAAAAGATAGTGCTGATATGGGAGCAAGAGCAGTATCTTTAAAATCGATGTTGAGAGCTATTTCACATGCAGCAGCTAAGGCTAACTGTCCAATTGTGTTTACAAATCACATCTATGACAATCCTGGTGCAATGTACCCGACACTAATCAAAAGTCAATCAGGTGGATCTGGCCCTTTGTATATGAGTTCTGTGCTAGTTCAAATGTCTACTAAACAAGAAAGAGTAGGAAAATCTGATAATAAGAATTCTAGCGATGATGTTACACCTTTGTCTAAAGATGTTAACGGGCTAACGATGAGAGCACTAACAACAAAAAATAGATTTGTTCCTCCTTTTTTGGAATGTGAAATGTATTTAAATTTTAGAACCGGACTTTCAAAATATTCAGGTTTGATTGAAATGGCTGAAGGTTACGGTGTCATTACAAAACAAGGTCATCGATACGTTTTAGGTGAAGAAATTTTAGGCTTTTATAAGGATTGGCGTGAAGATGAAACAATTTGGAATAAAATCCTTCCTAAACTTGAAGAAAAATTACAGTCAGAATTGAAATTTAAAAAAGAAGACGTTAATTAATGCAACCAAAAGTTCTTTCGTTCGATAAGAAACTATTTGAAAAAGTTTTTATTTATAACTGTTTAAAAGATCCATTATATTTAGAAACTATAATAGACCACACTAAACCATCATTTTTTGAAAATGAAAATATAAGAATTGTTTATGGGGTTATACATTCGTATTTTTGTTCACATAAAAAAATACCAAATGTAACAGAATTAAATCTTCATATAACAGATAATGATAATAGAACCGCCCTAAAAGATGTAATTATTTCATTTAAAGATATAGATAAAACATATAATAAAGATGTTTTATTAAATATAACCGAACGGTTTTTAAAAGAAAAAACCGTATTTCAAACAGTACAAAAAACATCAGTAGAAATACAGTCCGGAGAATTTGATACCTCTAAAATTTTTAAAGAATTTGAAAAGGCTTGCAACATTTCATTAGTTCATGATCACGGTATGGATTATCTAGAAAGTATAGATAAACATTGTGATGATTTGTTAAAAACCTTTGAAACTATTTCTACAGGATGGCCGTGGTTGGATGATAAATTGGGCGGTGGTTTTATGAAACACGGAAAATCTTTATATCTATTTTTCGGACAAACTAATGTAGGCAAATCTATTTTTCTAGGTAATATAGCAACAAATGTTTTAGAGCAGGATAAAACTGTTGTTTTGATAACAATGGAAATGTCTGAAGAAGTCTATTCTAAAAGAATCAGTGCCTGTATATCGGATATTCCGATGAGCGATCTAAAAGAGGAAATACCCAATTTAAAGGAAAGTCTTAAAACTTATAAAAATAATCATAATAATTCCAAATTAATCATAAAGGAATTTCCGCCTAAAAGTGTAACACCAACGCACATCAAAACATATATACATCGTTTAATTAGAAAAGGAATTAAACCTGAACTAATTGTAATAGATTATCTATCTTTGATCTCATCTGGAACAAAAGGATTGAATAGTTATGAATCACAGAAAGAAGTAGCAGAACAAATAAGAAGTCTTTCGTATGAGTTCGAATGTAGTATTGTCACAGCCGTACAAACAAATAGATCCGGTTATGGTGATAATCAACCCGAATTGGAATCAACGTCAGAATCTATGGGTATTGCTCATACTGTAGATGCTCAGATTTCGATCTGGACAGTCGAAGAAGATAAAGATTTACATTTGATACATATGGGTATTGTAAAAAATAGATATGGTCCAAGAGATTGTCAGAGTATTTTAGAAATTGATTATACAACTCTAAAATTAAAAGAACCTGATGATGTTACAAATGATTTAACGTTTAAAGGTAAAACTGTTAAAAAGAAGATAGAATCTTCTGATAATTTAAAAATTAAAAGTACATTAGATATTATACAAAGTTTAGACGACAATTGAAAAATGCTATATTTTATATAAATATATAAAATATAAATGGATAATTGTTTTCACATATTCAATCATAAAGATTTAGACGGAGTATTAAGCCTTTTAGTGTTTAAATGGTTTTATCCTCAGTCGGCTATATCTTACAAAGCTGTAACTAATAAAAATGTAGAGGTCCAAATAGAAGAATATTTAAAAAATATTATAAATCCTCACGATATTTATATATTAGACTTAGCTCTCCGTGAAACCTTTAAACCATTTGATTTGCCTTTTATAACCTTTATAGATCATCATAAAAGATCTAATGAATTTAAAAATATATTTGTAAATTCTAAAATCATATTGAAAGAATATAGTTCAAATGTAAAATTTTTATATAAATTTTTAGAAAAAACTTTACCAATATCACTAACCAAAGAACAAAAATTATTGATACTTTTAGGCGATGATTTCGATTCTGGTGATAATAAAATTAAAGACTCTTACGATCTGAATATAATTTTTTGGGCGTTATATAGAAATGATATCAATAAATTCTTAGAAAAATATAATAATGGATTTTTTGGGTTTACCGAAAAAGAAAAAAATTTAATAATAAATTGCAAAAAAGAAGCAATTTTATTATTAAAAAATCTACCCATGTTTAGATGTACGATTAACACCCAAGGTCAAAACAAAGATATTGTTTGTAGTCATGGTGAATATACAAATACAATAACATTAGATTATATCCTTAAAAAATATGACTCAGATTTATTATTTTTTATAAACACTAAAACTGAAAAAGTTAGCTTAAAACAAAAAAAATCAGATAATATGATAGAACTAGCAGACTTTGCAAAGAAATATTGTAATGGAAACGGACATAATTTATCAGCTGGTGGAGACATGACCGATCTATTTATGGAGTTGACAAAAAATTTTAAACCTGTATGATAATAACATCTTCTCAACAAATAAAAGATATACTAAACCCATCCGAACAAATGGACCTATTAGAATTTGAAATGATTACTATGGTATTCGCTTCTTATATATGTATTATTAAAAATAAAAAATTAAACTATTTAAATTTTTTGAAAATACTAGTAGAAGACAAAAAAATACAACATATATATTGCAAGTCTCTAGGAGAAGATAGTTTTCAAAACGTTGTAAAAAAATATTTAAACACTACACCAAACGTATACAAGAAAATTTTTAGATCTAAATTCCGTAATAATATAAAATGCGATTAACCGAAAAAGAAAAAAATATATATAATTGTTTTCTAAAACATTTTAGAAACGGTGAACCGTTTAAACCTAGAAAAAATTTTGATGACATTTCTGTACATATACTAACCGACATTAAAAAAATATCTAGATTGCTAGAAAAATATCAATATATCAATTGGGATGAATATTTTGGGTCTACTAGACTTTTAAATCCAGATGAAAAATGCCCGAATTTAAATTTTTTTACCACAAGATGCGCTATCAAATCTTATAATTTATTAAAAAAACAACAAGAAAATAGAAATCCAGATTTGCAATACGAAGAAATAAAAAACTCCATGCGTTACATCGGAATGTTTTGTTTACAAAACAAAATCCATCTAAACGAATATATAAACCATAAAACAAATTTAATATATTCTTGGATTAGAGATTACCAAGAACATAAAATTAATTTATATTGTATATTGGAATTAGGTGATATTTCGGGACAATTGCACAAATTATCAGAAGACGAAAAAGAACTATATGCCAATGACATTTCAAAAAATATTTCAACAGCAAAACTCAGATATCATAACACCCCTCCAGTTAAAACATTTATAAAAGAATCGCATAAAAAAATAGAAACATTTTTAAAAAAACACTTGCAATAAAATCAAATCAATGCTAATCTATACAAGAATTAAAAAATTCAAATCATGAAATACAACACATCACTATTCGAATCGATCAAAGATTCGCTTAACAAAAAGCAGCAATCAACAGACAGCGGTTTCAAGGATTTCCTAAAACTTGAAAAAGATAATACCTATATCGTAAGACTCCTTCCGAATGTTGAAAATTTCGAAAAAACTTTTCTACATTATTATTCACATATTTGGAAGTCCAATAAGGATGGTAACATCGTTAATGTATTTTGTCCTAACACTTACGGAGAAAGATGCCCAGTTGACGAATATCGTTCCAAAGTATGGAAGTCCGGTTCCGAGGAAGAAAAGGAAACTATTAAACCACTAAAGAGAAATGAAAATTGGTTGGTTAATGTGTATGTGATTAAAGATCCAACAAACCCTGAAAATCAAGGAAAGGTTAAAATTCTTAGATACGGCAAGCAGCTTGATAAGATTATCATGAATGCTATTCAAGGTGATGAGTCAGAAGAATTCGGTCCTAGAATTTTCGACTTATCAGAAAACGGATGTAATCTTAAGATTAAGGTTGAATCTAATGAAGGTGGTTATGCTACTTATGTTGCATCACGATTCCAATCTTCATCAGAAATCCCAGATCTAGATAGTCCTGATAGTATTTATGAATCTGTTAAACCGCTAGAAGATATCTTTAAGCAACAGACATACGATGAAGTTCAAAACACTTTAAACGTGCATTGGTTTAATAAAAATCCGAGTGTTATCAAACAAAATACGGTTACAGTCGAAGAGGAAGAAGAAGCAATTTCGATTCCTAAAAGTGAAACCGTTAAAGTGTCTAAGGATCAAGAAACAGATCTTGACGAGCTTTTAAATAATCTTTAATATGCACGATCCATTAGAAAATTTAGAAGTTGCAAAGCTGGCCGCTGCATTAAGCGGCCATCTACGCAGAATTGATAAAGAAACAGAATCATCGATGCCCGCAAATCGTATAGATTTGCGAAAGTTTCAGCAACAGGTAGTTAATTCAGCAAATCCGAATGCAGCAAGACCTGTTGAATTTGGAGGATATCAAAACCAAGACGAAGCTAGAATGATGGAGTTTTTGAATAGAGATGCAATGAATAAGATTCCAGAATTAATTCCGATTCCGGTTCCACAACCACCTCAACCTAATATACAAGCAGTGCAACCGCAAATAACCGAAACACCCGTTCAGCTTGAAACTCAACAAATAATCAATACAACAGAAAATATCATAACCGTAAATGTAGAGCTTATGGAAATTGTAAAAAGTATAGATTCATCTTTAAAGGATTTATGTGAACATTTTATTGATAGTGGTGTTAAAAAAAACAAAAAAACAGAAATAGTAAAAAAAAAGAAAAAGAAAATTACCAAGAATGTTTCCACGAAGCAGATGATTTCACCGATATCAAAAGAGATGGAGATGTCATTATTGCAAGAGATCATGTCTCATCAAAACAATCTAAAGAATGTCGAATAGAAAAATTTCTATATCTAAAGAGTATTTGGAAAAAATTCTCAAACCAATTAATAAAATTAGCGAATCGTGCGTATTAAAAGGTAAAGACGATTATATTTATAGCGTTTCTACGACTGAAGATAAATCTGTTATACTATATGCAAAATTAAAAATTTCTTCTTTTTTGGAAGAAAGTTTTAAGTTAAACTTAATAAGTGTTAAAAAATTATTATCAGGTTTAAATTGTTTAGGTGTTAATGGAGAGTTTTCGATTACATTATTTGATAATTATATTAAATGTGAGATAGATGAAAGTAATCAAAAAACACATTTTAAATATCATCTGGTAGATGACGAGATAATTAAAGAATTTCCTGTAAAATTAGAAAAAATTACAAGTTTATCTTTTAATACCGAATTCGAGTTATCACCTGAAAAATCAAAAAAAATTCTTTCGGCTTCTTCTTTTGCTACTGATGCTCAAAAGGTTTATTTTACATTAAAGGACGGTGTATTGATAGCTGAGATAAACGATAGGACTATTCCCAATATAGATGTTATGTCAATACCTATTACAGATACATGGTATGGTGATGAATTAATTTCTGATTTTCCTATAAGCCTAGAAATATTTAAAAATTTAGCATCATTTAAAAATAATATAAAAGTTAAGATAAACAATGATTGTAAGGTAGCAGTATTTAATATAATGGAAGATGATTTATTAGAGTTGAAATATATCGTATCAGGGCTAATTAAGTAATAATATGGCTAAAAATAAAGTTACAACCTGTTCATACTTCATAAAAAGAATGAGAGATTCTGGTTATGTATGTGATAAACTTCCTATAAATTATATTAATACTGATCCTAGATCATGGAGCATTATTTTAGATCCGTATCAAACGAATGTTATTATTACTTGTTTTAATAATCATAAAGAATTAGACGAAGAATATTTTGAATTGCATGATGGTGGTCAATATATAACAGAGCATTTCAAGTTAAAAACCAGTTCTATTGAAGTTATTATAGAATATTTGATTAAATTCGGAATTAATAATAAATCTATAAAATATTAAAACAAATCATTATGATCAAAAAAAATTCAAAATCTAAAATAACCGAAATTGCAAAAGAAACAAAAACCCCCAGTCTATCTTCTGCTAATTTAGTAGATATAGAACAAAAAATTCTAACCGCTATAAACAATCAAGAATTGCAAAGAGGTATAGAAAAATGGATAAGAAACAACGAACAAAAACAAAAAGAAACTAATAGAGATCTTTCATTATTAAGTGGTATTATAGGAGAATATTTAGATTCTTATATACTATTCGGTTATAATTTAGAAGGAGAAAGAGTTATAATACAAAGCCAATCATCACCAAAAGATCGTGATGCGCTAATGGAATTTTTAAAAATTGTTTTTGTGAAACATCACCAAGGAGAAACAAATGAATAACCAAGATCCTATTTGCGATTCTATTGTTTCAGAGGAAGAATTAAAAAGGTTACTAACTCCTAATACATCCAATTTCCAAGATCCATCGTGTTATACCGATGGATCTGGTGGCGGTGATGGTATAGGTGGCGGTGATGGTATAGGTGGCGGTGATGGTATAGGCGGCGGCGGCGGTGGCGGCGGCGGCGGCGGTGGCGGTGGCGGCGGTGGCGGCGGCGGCGGTG